TGCTGCTGGGACTGGTGGCAGAGGTGGATGCCGCGGCTGCCGTGATCGTGATCGCGGCGAGCACGCTGGTGTGGCTGGAAGACGCCGCGCGCAGTCAGGAGTGGACGGCGCAAAGCGGCGGAGTGGCACTTTGGCAGGAGACCGGGGCGGCAACGCCTGTCCCATGGCATTAGGAGAACACGGGCGATGACACGCGATGAGGCAATAGCATTGCTGCTCCTGCGGGCGACACGCTCGGGAGATGCGGCATTGACGACGGCGATGCAGACAGAGATGAACTTCGTGCAACAGCAGGTCTTGGAAAAGCTGCCGACCCTGCCGTGGTTCCTGGTAAGCGAGTTCCTGACGGCGACGACGATCCCGGAGGAGGAGCGCATCCTGCTGCCTGCCGATATCGGAGTGACCGGGCGCAGCTTTCTCCGGGAGCACGAAACGTGTTCATTATGGCTCCTGCCGACAGGAGCGACGGACTGGGTGGAGTTGCGCAAAGACGACTACGACGTGCTGTACAACCGCTACAAGAGTGCGACAGGAACTCCGGTGGGATACTCACTGGACAACACGTATTTCTACCTGAAGCCTACGCCTGATGTTGCGTACTCCCTGCGGATGCGGGTGTACTTGCGGGACACGCCCCTGACCACGAACGTGGAGAACAATTGGCTGAAGCATGCCGCCGATCTGGTGATCGCAGAAACCGGTGTCGTGTTGGCGGGGCAGTACTTGCATGACGAGATGCTGCTTGCGCGGTTCGATGCGGCAGCGCAAGCAGCACGGCACCGGTTACTCATCGCACACGAGGCCCGGGAGCACGCCGGGCGTGATTACGCAGCAGGAGATGACTGACATGGACTGGCAGGTATGGGAACAGATTGTTACGCATCTGACCCCCTTTGCCGTGCTGCAAGTCAGGAAAGCCCCGGAGGGGGAGGAGAAGCCCGTGAAGCTGTGGCAGCAAATACTGATTTACGTCGTTGCCCCTCTGGTACCTGTGATTCTTGGCGGCATCCTGAGTTCGCAGATATCCCTCGCCGTTTACAGCGTCCGGCTGGAACAACTGGAGAAGCGCACAGGAGAGCTGGAGCAGCGCATCTACCAGCATGTGTCAGGGCATGGCAGATGATCCACCTGACCCTTCAGCGGGTTCCGGCCGGGTGGGGAACCCCCGGGACGCTATCTCTGGGAGGGACGTTCCTTTGCTATACGCTGGAGGATGCAGACAGGCAGCTCGAAACAGCGGGGAGTGAAGCGAAAGTCCCCGGAGAAACCTGCATACCCCGGGGGGAGTACCGTGTGGTACTTACGGAGAGCCGGCGCTTCGGGCAGATCACGCCGCTGCTGCTGGAGGTTCCCGGCTTCACGGGAGTCCGGATTCACCCGGGGAATACCGTGGAAGACACGGAAGGATGCCTTCTGGTAGGGACCTCCAGGAGTGGGCAGGAAGTGCGTAACTCGCGTGAGGCGTATGAGAAGTTGATGAAATTACTCGTGGTGGCGGGAGAGGTAGGGATTCCTGTGATGCTGGAGATACGATAGGAGGATGCTATGGCGGACTGGAAGGCTGTTGTTGCTGCTGTTGCTCCCGGGATTGCGACTGCTCTTGGTGGTCCTCTTGCTGGGACTGTTATCGCTGCTCTGTCTGGTGAGCTTCTTGGAAGAAATGACGGAACCGAAGCCGAGATCGCCAGGGCGATTGCACCGGCCACGCCCGAGATTCTTGAGAAGATCAGCAATGCCGAGCGTTCCTTTCGTCTCGACATGGAACGGCTCAATATCGACTTTGAAAGACTCGCTGCGGCAGACCGCGACTCGGCGCGAAATCTCGCAAGAGCGACAGGAATCGCCCCGCAAATCTGGTTAAGCGGGCTTTTCATCGCCGGGTACTTCGTGCTCGTTGCCCTGTTGCTGGCGAAAGAGATCGAGATCGCCGAGAGCCTGCGAGACGTGTTTCAGGTTCTTATCGGCGTTACGACGGCTTCCGTAGCGACGATTCTCAACTTCTGGTTCGGGACTTCACGTTCGAGTCAGGCCAAAGACGAAGCCATTCAGCGCGCGCTGGCCCCGGGAGATTCCAGACATGGCACTTGAGACAGGCACGTATATCAACGATCTCGTTGCATCGAATCCTCCGGGGAGTGATTCCAAGGCGACTGCCGATGACCACCTGCGGCTCATCAAGACGTGCGTCAGGAACAGCCTCCCGGGGCTTGCAGGGCCGGTCAACCGGGTGACGGGGCGGGGCTCTGCGTACACCCTGCTCGCAACGGACAATCTCTCCGTGTCTTCCTGCACGGGCACGTTCACGCTGTCCCTGACTGCGGCGGCCACGCTGGGCAACGGCTTCACCTGCTGGGTGCTCAACATGGGCAGCGGGGTTATCACTATCGATCCCAACGGCAGTGAAGTTATCAACGGTACGGCGACGATCACCCTTCAGCCGGACGAAGGCGCGCAAATCCTGTGCGACGGGACCTCCTTTGCGGCGATCCGGGGATTCATCGACGTGGGAGCTGCGGGCGCCGCGCTGTTGCAAGGGGCTACCATGGCCGAGACCCGCACGATCCTCGGCATCACTCGCGTGGCTGAAGTGGGCGTTGCAAACGTCTACGTCGGAAATACCGCGCTCGACTCCCTTACCTCGGGCGAATACAACACTGCCATCGGCTACAACGCGCTCACCGAGAACACGTCAGGTGGAGACAATACCGCCGTCGGTGCCTCGGCCCTCTCGTCAAACACGACTGGCTACGATAACACCGCGCATGGCTCGGGAGCACTCGGCTCGAACACGACTGGATACAACAACACCGCCGTTGGCCGCGTTGCGCTGGTAGCGAACACGAGTGGCGCTGACAATACATCTGTCGGGCGTTCCGCACTCTCGTCAAACACGACTGGCAACAGCAACACCGCCATCGGTTCCTCTGCTCTTGCTGCAAACACGACCGGGTACTCCAACACTGCCACTGGTTACACTGCACTCGCGGCGAACACAACTGGTTATTCCAACACCGCCACTGGTACTTCAGCGCTTAATGCAAACACGACTGGCTATTACAACACCGCCACTGGTACTTCAGCGCTCTCGGCGAACACGACTGGTAATTACAACACCGCCACTGGTTACACTGCACTCTCGGCAAACACGACTGGATTCAACAACACCGCCACTGGTACTTTGGCTCTGTATGCAAACACGACTGGTAGTTACAACACAGCCATTGGTGATTCGGCTCTTTATTCGAACACAACTGGATACAACAACATCGCCACTGGTGCTTCAGCGCTTAATGCAAACACGACTGGCTATTACAACACCGCCACTGGTTACGGCGCCGGAAGCTCTGCCACGACAGGATCGAACAACAGCTTTCTTGGTTACAACGCACAGCCTTCCTCCGCTACGGTATCCAATGAAATCACACTCGGTAACTCCTCCATTGCAACGTTGCGGTGTCAGGTCACGACTATCACGGCGCTGTCCGATGAACGCGACAAAAAGAACATCGAAGTCATACCGCTTGGACTCGACTTTGTTCTGTCGCTGCTACCGCGCCGCTTTACATGGAACATGCGCGACGGGGCCAGGGTGGGGCAGGTGGAGGGCGGTTTCATCGCACAGGAGCTTCAGATCGCACAGAGGGATCATGGCGCTGAATGGCTCGGGCTGGTGTACGACTCCAATCCGGACAAGCTGGAGGCGTCGCCCGGAAAACTGATCCCTGTTCTGGTGAGGGCGGTTCAGGAGCTGGCGGCGCGCGTGAAGGAGCTGGAAGGAAATGCCTCTCGTTGATGTTGCCCCGACGGGAATGACCGGTATCTTTCACGGGATGCCGGCGCACGAGTTGCCACCCGAGGCGTGGAGTGCCGGGGGCAATGTGCAGATGATCGACGGGTCTGTCCATAAGGCGTATGGGCATTCAGCGGTGCTGGGCACGCCAGGTGTCGCCCCGCACTGGCTGTTGCCCTTTAACGACCAGGTAAATTACTACTGGATTTACCCCGGACTGGCGAAGGTCTACGTGGTGACGGGAGTGACCCATACCAATATCACGCGGCAGACGGCGAGCGTAGACGTGGATTACAACGCCACGGCGGCCAAGGGATGGACAGGGGGTGTGCTGAATGGCATCCCGATCCTGAACAACGGTGTGGATGCCCCGCAAATGTGGAGTCCTCCCAATGTCTCGACGCGCCTGCAAGCACTTGCGAACTGGCCGGCGAATACGACAGCGGGTGTGCTGCGCCCCTACAAGAATTACCTCGTTGCACTCGACATCACGGTGAGCGGGACACGGAACCCGCGCGCGGTACGCTGGTCGCATCCAGCCGACCCCGGGACTGTGCCGACCTCCTGGGACTACGCGAACCCGGCTGTCGATGCCGGGCTGGTGGAGCTCGCTGAAACCGTGGATGCCCTGGTGGATTGCAAGCCGCTGGGAGACGTGAACATCCTGTACAAGGAGGAGACGACATGGGGAATGCAATACACAGGAGGAGCTTACGTCTTTCGCTTCTACAAGATGTTTGGCGATGTCGGCGCCATCAACAAGCGCTGCGCCCAGGAGTTCTATCGCAAGCATCTGGTGGCGTCGAGGGGCGACCTCGTGCTGCACGATGGGCAGCAGGCGCAGAGCATCCTGCGCAAGAAGCAGGCGACCGCGCTCTTTAACAGCATTGACGCTACGCATTACACCAAGGCGTTCCTTGCGCTCGACCCGCAGAATTTCCGGGCATGGTTCTGCTACCCGGAGAATGGCATGACGTACTGCAATAAGGCTTTGTTGTGGCATTGGAAGGACAACACCTTCTCCGTGCGGGACCTGCCACAGGTCGCCTTCATGGAATGGGGAATCGTGGACCCGAATGCGGATAACTCATTCGACTCGGACAGTGGCACGATGGATTCCGACCCGGGAACCTTTGACGATACGACCGGGTTCAACCCGACGACCCGTTCACTGCTGATTGCAGGCACGAGCACCACGCAACTCTACCGCGTAGACAGCTCGTACCAGTTCGCCGGAGTGAACTTTACCTCGTATATTGAGCGCACCGGATTGAGCATCACGGGCAGGGACAGGCAGGGAAACCCGCGAGAGAGCCTGACTTCACGGAAGCTCGTGCGGAGGGTATGGCCCAAGATGCGGGCCACCGGACCGGTGAATGTGTACGTAGGTGGGCAGGAATCCCCTGGAGGAGCCGTGACTTACACAGGCCCGTACAGCTTCGACCCGGCTGCACAGAAGTACGTGAACTGTCTCGTGAATACGCCCCTGATCGCGGTCCGATTCGAGAGCACGGGGAATGTGGACTGGGCGCT